ACCGTAGGGGCCTGTTCGAACCCTTGTGGCAAGAAAGAGGAGAGGGCCTTATACACGGCCACAGTGAAAGAGGCCCATGACCCTGTGGACCTTGACCGCTTGGCCTATTGCTTGGCACATGTTGCGTTTTTCCGTCGGTTGTTTTTTGGGGTTTATGAGGTCAATGCCCCCTCATATTTCCGGCCCGACAATCGCAACTCAGGGACTCCGAACCGTGACGAGGTGGACTCTGGCGTGATCATCATCCCTTCGGCCATGATGATGGATGACGATTCCCTTAAGACCCCAGAGTCGGCCTTTGAAGCCCTCTTGCCCGTCGTATCAACCCTTTTGACCGACCATGACGCAACAATCCCTCCCCTGATCTTTAACAGGGGCTGAGGGGGCCGCTGAAACCTTCTAAGGGGTCACAGGTTGACCCCTTTAAAGGTTGCACCGTGCAACCCCCCGCAAGAGCGGGTCAACGGGCCACAATAGGCCCCGCAAGAGGAGTCTGAACCCATGGATAACATGGACCTTGAAACGCTGAGTCTGCCCCGACCTCTGTTCCCTGTCGGGCAAGTCTTGATGACCCATGGGGCCTGTGAGGCCCTCTCGGTTGACTTTAAAGACAAAAGCCCCGTGCTGACCTTGATGCTCTTGGCGCGTCATATGTCAGGGGACTGGGGGGACATCTGCCCCGAGGACAAGGGGGCCAATAAGGACTCCTTAAAGCACGGGGGCCGCATCATGTCGGTTTATAAGCTGTTCTCTGGCCCTACTGTGTGGATCATCACAGAGTCCGACAGGGCCAGCACCACAGTGCTCTTGCCCTCAGAATATTGACCCCCAAGCCCTCCCCCGACACGCTGGCCGTGTCGGGGGTTGTCCTCAGCCTGATCAGCCAGCCCCTGCCCTGTCAGGGGTTGACCCATGAGGCCCGACAAGCCCCTGCTCTGCCCTGCCCCTCATGCCATGAACCCTGTGCCATGGACCCTGTGTCACGGCGTCTTGCCATGCCACGCGCCGGAGGAATCCGTGCGGGCGTGGGCGGCCTTGGAAACCAGAAACCATATCAGGGGCCGGAACCCATTTGGTAAGGTGGTATTTGGTAAGGTGGTCACGTTTGGTATTTGGTATTTGGTATTTGATGGTTGGTAAAATAATTTACCAAAATCAAAATAGCCGCTTGACTAGTGACAATATGTCCGGTTAAATGGTTTGGTAATTGATATTTGGAAACGGAGAATCAAAATGGTTAAGAAATATTTCGAAGTGGAAGTGCAATACACTGGAACCAAGACATTCCATGTTAAGATTGATGATACAATGGGCGAACAAGAAACCCTTAAATATATATCTGAAAATTATCGCCGCCTTGAACGGGATTATAACCCCAAGGGCGAATACGAAGAAACAACCGTTTTGGCTATTATCCTTCGGGAGGACCAACAATGAACGCGCCAATGCCTTTGAATTTATCATCCTTCCTTGAAACCATGTTTGTTAATCAAAGGGTCAATATGCTGGAACCCGTTACCCGTGAGGCTGATTTGCCGCCCTACTCATTCACCCAAGACAAGGAAGGGGTCTGGACCCTGATGAAACGGGGCGAATGCCTTGGCTGGGTCAACCGTGCCACGGGGGATCACAGGTTCAGGGCTTTGTCTAAGGTGACAAACAATGTGGAGCGGTTTTATTCTCTGGACACCGCCCGTGAATTTCTTTTTTCGCAAGCACACTGAAAGGAATATTTCATGACCGACAATCAAAAACCATCAACCACACAGATTGTACAAGAAACAGAAAAGTTGAACGAAAAGTTTTCAGCCTTACTAGAAGGCCAATGCACAGAAGCTGGTGTTAACTCTTTAGTTTGGATGCTGGCTAATGTTTTAACAGCTACCGTTGCGCCCCAAAATATGGGCGCGGCTACCATCAGGGTCATTGGGGATTTTATGAAGGCCCTTGCTATCCTGCAAGGCGATGATGACGAAGATTCACCATCTGACATGGTTCACTAAAAAGGGGGCTTCGGCCCCCTTTTTATTTGACCACCCGTAGGTAGGTTTCAGAGACCTCACGCGTCTGCATCATGTCACGGTGAACGTCATTCATGTCATGCCCGACAATCGGCGGGAAAACCAATGTCACTTTTCTTTTGAACTGGACCTCCAGCCTGTTTGCCAGATGGTATGCCTTGGCTTGGCCCGTGTAATTGGCATCGTTGTCACCGAAGATGTGGATTTCTTCTGCTACCTCTGGTGGTATCCACTTGGACAGCAAGCCCCCGTTAATACAAGCCCACACTGGCATGTCATACAGAATGGCCGCGCTGATGGCGGATTCAATCCCCTCAGCCACACCCATCACTGGCGCGGCCTTTGCCAGCCGTATGGCACAACCGTCAGGCAACTTGCCAGCCATAACCTTCTTGCCTGTCTGAACCCCTGCCTTGTGACCGTCTTGGGTTAGGAAAGTCTGGTGCAGATTGACCGCCCGATCATCATGGGAAATGACCTTTGCGACCATTGCAAAGTGAAATGCACCTTCACTCCACACTTTAACATGCTCGCGGATTGACAAGGAAGGCCACACACAGCCAAGTCGGCGTATCAGGTAGGCAGATACCGGACCAACCTCTGAAGGCCGCTGGCTGGCCTCCCAAATGCGTTGCATGTTCTCCCTGTTCTTGGCTTCTTCGGTATCCACGGGCTTGGGGCTGTAGCTTTGGGGCGTCCCCAACAGGGCAGCAACCGCTTTGGCAACCTCCACAAACCTCTGGCCCGTCACCTTCTGGACCAAATCAAACCCATCACCCCCGCCGCATTGGGAGCAAATAAACCCGCCCATCTGGTTTTGATCATCCCACCTGAAACGGTCTTTGCCGTTGCAAATCGGACATGGGCCGTGTGTGTTCTTCAGAAACCTAGCGTCTACTCCCAACAGGGGCAGGATGGTTTTCCAATGCCCTTGTGCCATTTTTGCCGCCGGACTCATGCCACGCTCCCGATCTGGTTTATTTTTGATTTTGCCTTAGCTTTGCGGATGTTTCTGGAAACTATCCAGCTATCGGTGGCGGGGCTGATAAATCTGGCCGGTCTGTCATGTAGCTGGTGCGCTGGCCAGACTTTGTATTTGTCACGGTAAGCATGTGATGCCCACCCCTGCTTGTATCCCCTAAGATGAGCGTGGAGGACCAACTCTGAATAAAATTGCTGCTTCTGGTCAAGGGATGCTTCGGTTGTCTTAAGTTTCTTGTCTCTGGTGAGTTCGTAAAGTTCGCCATCGTCAACCTCCACCTGTGATTTAGGTTCTGGCGTAAAGCCGCAAGCGGGGCAAACCCTAACCTTGACTGGCTTCAAGAAAGAACACTTCGGGCATTCCTTGGGGACACGCGCTGGTTTCTCATTCAGGTTTCGCCGTGCTGTGCCGTCATCCAACTTGTCATGTTTAATGTCAGTGACAAACCCCAGGCGAAGGGTGGTGTCAGAGTGATCCAAGATCAGGCAATACCTTTTTCCTGCCGCTGTTCTCAGGCCACGCCCGATCATCTGGGTAAACAAAATCTGTGACTTTGTAGGACGCGCCAAGATGATACACCGAACGTCTGCATCAAAGCCCGTGGTCAAAACCCCCACGTTGCAAATGACCTTGGCTTCCCCATTGGCGAAGCGGCGAACAATGTCAGCCCGTTCTGCCAAATCGGTAAAGGCATCCATGTATTCCGCCGCCACACCAGCAGCGATAAAGCTGTTCTGGATGTTTTTGGCATGAAGCCTGTTAACGGCAAAGCAGATTGTCGGGCGGTTCTGGCCCTTTTCCAGCCAAGTCGAAACAATGTCAGCAACAAGGTTCTTCTTGTCCATTGCCGCGCCAAGGCCCTTAACCTCATAATCACCCGCCATTGTCTTGACCTCAGACAGATCAGGGTGGGACGGGGCATAGGTCTTGAAGTCAGACAAATGGCCAAGGTTAATTAGTTCTTCGGTGGTTGTGCCAATGATCAGGCCATCCCAGCGGCCCTTCTTGCCCATGCCCTTTGACCAAGGCGTTGCAGTCAGGCCGACAAACGGGACATTGGTCCATTCAGGGTCAGCCATCCAGTCGTCATACAGCTTGAACATGACATGGCATTCGTCAACGATAACCAAATCAGCACGGGGGATAGTCCTACGCGCCAAAGTCTGAACCGAACAGACTTGCACAGGCATACGATAGTCTGTGAGTTCATGACGGCCCTGCATCACCCCAACATCGTAAATCCCGTTTTGCTTGAACCGTTCAACCGTCTGGTCAATCAGGCTCAGGGCCGGAACCGTAAAGATGATGGTCTTGTTCTTGGCCCGTGCCATTTCAACGATAGCTGCTGCAATGACCGTCTTGCCCGCGCCAGTGGGTGCTTGAACCACAGGCCGCTTCTTTCCGTTGATCAGTTCTTGTCTCAGTTGGGCTATGGCCCGTTCCTGATAATCCCGTAAATCCATGTCCATTTCCCTACTCTTACTTACTTGTTAGATTCTAGTTAGATTCCTAGTTATTACCTCTTGGCTCGTTCCTTAGGTTAACCTGATAGGTTATGGTGCTCTATTAGCGCACCCCTATGCTCCAATAGAGCACCCTATCTTTTCCTCAGAATTCTATGCCATCGTCGTCTATGGGCTTCAGGGCAGAACCCACATGAATTTCGACATTCAGGGTGTAGGTATTGCTGCTATGGCCGTGCTTAGTCATCCGCTTTTTCTTCTTCAAAACCCCCCTTCTAATGAGGGTCATAATACACTTTCGCACTTGCGAAATAGACATGCCAGTATCCTCCGACAGCCTCTTAGCGGACGGAAAACATTGGTGCTTATTGTCTGTATAGTTTGCCAAAATTAAAAGCGTCAGCTTCTCATAGGCCGGAAGCGGCTGTTTGACAGCCCATGTCATTGCTTGAAAAGACATATGCGTAACCCCTGTTCAAGTGGGGGCTTGCGCCTTAGAATGAATCCGAATATATTTATATCCGTTCACTCCCAAGCGCATGAGCCTACCATGCGTTTAACTTCGCCCCGACTGGTTGACCGCCAGTTGGGGCTTTTCATTTATAGCACCTATTATCGCTCTTTCAATAGAAGTTTCAACGCCTTAATCACAGAAACCGGAACCTTTGTTTCCCCGTAATACCACCGATAGACAGTCCTTACAGACACACCGAAATATTTGGCAATCTCCGCATGAGTCGGTGACACCCTTGTGGACAAATCTCTGTATTCTGTAGCATCAAACTTTTCCTTCACTTCGCTCTCCTATTAGTGACAGTATGACATATATAAGGGTGACAATCTGACATTCAAGGTGTTAGTGCAGATTTTATTTTGTCTTCGTTTTTCTTCAGCCATTTCAACGTGTTAAGGCCAGCGACCATTTTAGGATACCGTTCCTCTGCGATATTAAGCCAGACTTCTTCCCGCTGTTTCTTTTTTACCAAATGGCGCAAGTTATCTGTGTATCCACGGTAGTTAACAACCGTTATCTCATAGGCTTCTATCTGGTCATCCAAAGATATTTTAGACATTTGATCTCCCCCAAAATTCTGTTGGGCCTTTGTGCGTTGCATCAAACAAATACCAGCAACAGTTATCCTTGCCAGCCCCCTCACTGTCGGCAATCCATTTGACCCTGCCAACCGATACAATCTTGGCACAGATGTCCATGTAGGCACTGCTCTGGCGCGTGTGCATCCAGTCTGCATCAAACAGCAACCAAGTGGGGGCCAGCATGGAACACCGGTCTATGATTTGGTGCAATGGCTCACGCTCCCAAGGCGGGTTTGTTATGACATAATTAGCCCCGTTAAGGTCTGTAATGGTCAGGAATGACGCATCCAGCCTGTCAATCCAATCTACCTGTGGTTCAACATCATAAGCCCCTGTGCAGACCGCATAGCCCTGTAGGTGGCGGATTAGATCACCCGCGCCAGCACACGGCTCACAAAACCTTACGCCTTCCGGCAAGTGGGCAAGCAAGGGCTTAACCGCTGCAAGTGGGGTTGGGTAGAAGTCCAACTTCTTCCTTTCAAACTCAGAACGCTTTCCCATTTGCCACCACATTGTAAGATTTACGGGGGCCAGCCACCCAATCTCTGTCGGCATTAACAAAGCAAGGCTGGATAAAAACTTTTCTCATTTCTTTGCGCCCTTCACCAAATCGGACGCCCTTGATGTGGCCTCGGCGCAAATGCGCTCTTACAGTCCTGCCAGACCCTTCCGGTTTGTTGCCAATGTATTCTGTGACATGGCCAACCCTGATGGTCGTTGTAGTTGCATATGACTTACTGTCTTCTCGTTGCTGGTGGTTTTTGGCTTTTGGAGTGTTTTCCACTTGTTTTTTAACGGCATTTTTTGATGCCAAAACAACAAGTAACGCTGAAAAAACAAACATATAGAAATCATGGAATGCGTCTGCTAGTTCTGGATCATGCGTATTCCAAGGTTCAAAGGTCATATCGTTAAATAGGCCAACCCTCATCCCATACATTTTAATTTTATAATAATTTTTTTGCTTGTAGTTACTTAAGTCATAATAAAATACAGCGTTTTTCAAAGACCCCAAAATATCAGGGTCATCTATATCGGCAAATACAAGAAAAACTTCTTTAGGGCATTCTACTTCAAACCTACCAAATGGCGGGTTGAAAATTTTCATTTCAAGCATGGCTCTCGCAGTTTCAATTATGTCATCATATGTAAAACTGTCCCATACTTCTTTAGACAACCGAAACAGTTGAGACTTTTCATTCTTCAGGTTCTTCATTGCTCATCTCCTGTATTATGACACGGCATGGTGGCCCGTCTTTGACCCACTTCATTTCTAAATGCTGACATAGTTTGTCGTTTTCAATAACACCGCTGCTTTCCAGAATGTCACTCAGGGCTTTGATAGCATTGTCCAAATCCCTGTGCCGCTTATCCGGCTTGACCATGTGGACCGTAAGTTTGTATTCCCCCTTAATCTTCTTGGCGCGGGCTTGTGCTGCCACTTCCCATAAGGTCACCTTGCGCCACTCAGCATACTTAGGGGACCGATACATTCCCCCAGACTTACTAACGCGCCAGAGCCTATTTACGGACGGGGGAAACCCCAGTGACAGTTCCAGCGTTTTTCCGCTCATTCTCTTTGGCCCTTATCAAAAGGTTCAGAATGAGTGCCTCTGACCTATTAAGCAGTTTTGCAATCATGAACGTGTCACACCCCTTCCGAAAGCACTTCAGAACATATTCGGGCGTGGCCCACTCTTTCCTAGCCATATAAGTCTGGCCTTAGTTTCTCACGGGGTATCCCTGTATCTTCAGCAATCTTGGCAAGGTGCTTTAATGGAACGGCCTTCCAAGCAGCTACACACTGCTTAGTTACCCCCAAAGCCTTGGCGGTTTTGGTGGCGTTGCCATAAGCGGCGAAAATGTCGTAAAAGACTGGTGTGCGGTTATGTCTCATGAGGCCAATATAAATTTATTATTTTATTTGTCAAGAACCGACTTGACTATCTCAGCCGCTTAACCCATATTCAATTCACCCCAGCAAACGGGGGATTTAATAAATATGGAGATACATCATGAATATGTCCGACGACATCAACGAATTGGCGACTGCGCTTTCCAAGGCACAAGGTGAAATCCTTGACGCCGCCAAAGCAGCAGAAAACCCTTACTTCAAGTCCAAATACGCTGATCTTGCCGCTGTGCGCGGTGTTATCCGTGAGCCTATGGCAAAGCACGGGCTTTCACTGGTTCAGCTTCCCAAGACAGTTGACGGCGGTGTTGAAGTGGAAACAATGCTGCTGCACTCATCTGGGCAATACATTAAATCCAGCCTGTTCATGCCAGCGTCTAAGAATGACGCACACGGCATTGGCTCGGCTATTACCTATGCACGGCGTTATTCCATCATGAGCATCTTGTCGCTTGCCACAGAAGATGATGACGGCAATGCTGCTGTTGATTCGGTCAAGCGCACACCACCCAAGGCTGTCCCGCCAAAGACTGCTGACGCGGCGTTTGCTGTTGGGGTTGCTCTGGCTGACGGCATGAAAGCGGCCACCAAAGGCACACAGGCTTTGACAGACTGGTGGAACAGCTTGCCAGAGGACACACGTAAGTCATTCTCCCCTGAGCAACTCACCACCCTGAAGAAAAACGCCAATGCTAAGAAAGGTGAGTGACATGGAAGGAGAGCCAACCGTAGCAGACCTACGGAACCTTGCGATGATGGTCCAGCTTGTCTCGGGCTATCAACGCATTGCCCAAGCAGGGCTTGCCGCTGAATTAGGGGAAATATCCCAGAAAGCCGCTTTGGACAAAATTATGCTAATTGGGCATCAAGTTATGGATGCCATTAAACCCAATATTGATAAAATGGAAAAATATCATGGAACAACAAACTGAAGAATGGTTTAAAGCCCGCCTCGGCAAAGCCACTGCCTCACGGATTTCTGACATTATTGCTAAAACCAAAACAGGTTATAGCACTTCACGCGCCAACTATATGGCCGAATTGATTTGCGAGCGTCTGACTGGAAGTCGGGGGGACTTCTACAAGAACGCAGCAATGGAGTGGGGGACAGCCACCGAACCACAAGCTAGGTCTGCCTATGAAGCGGCAGCGGGGGTGCTTGTGACAGAGGTGGGCTTTGTCCCCCACTCAACCCTTACAATGGCTGGAGCAAGCCCTGATGGCCTTGTCGGTGATGACGGGCTGGTGGAGATCAAATGCCCCATCACAGCTACTCACATTGACACCCTGCTCGGGGCTAACGTGCCAAGCAAATACAACACCCAGATGCAATGGCAGATGGCTTGCACAGGACGGAAGTGGTGCGACTTTGTGTCGTATGACCCACGGCTTCCCGAGCATATGCAACTGTTTATGGCGCGTGTGCCACGGGACGAAGCATACATTCAGGAGATAACCAAGGAGGTCGCAACCTTCCTTGCCGAACTGGATGCTAAGATTGATGAACTTAACAAAACCTACGGAGTGAAATGATGGCTTACGAAATGAAGAACAACACAGGCTCCCTGTGGCGGAATGAAAAGAAAGAAGAAGAGAAACATGCTGACTTCAAGGGGACTGTCATGATTGACGGTGTGGAATATTGGCAGTCCGCTTGGGTCAACAGCACCAAGGAAGGGAAAAAGTATTTTGGCCAAACCTTCCAGCGCAAAGACGCGCCAAGGGAACTGCCTAAGCAAGCCCCTGCCCGTGACGTGCCTGATGATTCGGACATTCCTTTCTGAGGTGTGACATGACAGACCAAGACCTTATGATTTCTGAGAAGTTTCGCATCGTCGCCAAAAGATGGGTTGATGCGGACTCTGCGGCAAACATGCTGGAAGAAACCAAAACGTCTGTCCTTGCCAAACGCATGGCTGACTTAGGTGACATGCCTGTGAGCCGTGCAGAAATGACGGTCAAGGCATCTGACGAATGGCATGAGTATATTAGGACAATGGTAGATGCGCGGACCACTGCTGCGCGTCTAAAGGTGCAGATGGAATTTATCCGTATGCAATTCCATGAATGGCAATCCCATGAAGCAACCAGACGAGCCGAGATGAAACTCTGATGATTGAAGATGTCGGAACCACCAAACGCGGGAACTTGTCTGCCAAGCGCAAGCTGGGCATATGGGAGCGTGAGAAAGGTAAGTGCATGGAGTGTGGCATCAAGCTGACTACAGGCAAGTTTATCTTTGAACATGTCCGCGCTTTAGAAATGGGTGGTTCCGACACCGACGATAATATCAGGCTCACCTGTAAGGGCTGTGCCACAGAGAAGACCAAACAGGACCATTCAATGGCTGCCAAAGCTAAACGCCGGAAGCAAGCCCACCTTGGCCTGAAGCAGTCTAAAACCCCGCTGCCAGCAGGACGTTTCTCCAAGTGGAAAAAGCGTCTTGACGGCACGGTGGTCAGGAGAGATGGCAGTGAGTGAAAACTATGATGCGTTTGTTGACCGTTTGAAGTCATCACGCGCTGCCGTCTTTCGGGTCGCTGAATGGGTTCATAGGGGTGACATGTATAGTGATGGCAGATCAGTTTACATCCCTGCCATACGGATATGCCCCCCTGACGGAGACCCCGCAGATTACTTTGATAATGGTGATCTGTTTGTAAATGACGGAGAAAAAGGGAGGTTAAAACTTGAAGTAAAACATAGACAGAAATTGAACTTCACCAACCGATTTGATTACCCCTTCAAAGATGTTTTTGTGTCGAACATAAATACTGTTGACCGAAACTGGGGGACGGTCGAAGCATACATAGTGGTTAATAGCGAAATGACACATGCAATCATTATTCCCAGCCATACCAAAGACAAGTGGTTTGTTAGGGAAGTGCTTGCGTCCAATACGCAAAAGCTGGAAAGGTATTATGTATGTCCACTTAATGTTGTATCGTTTAGACAAATATCGGAGTAACACATGCGCTTTCTGCTGACGATGAACATGCCAAGCGCACAAGGGTTCTTGGTCCACCAATTAACCATAGAACATCATTCTAATTCATGTGAGGAGTTTTGTGATGAACTGCAAGGCAATGAGTTTATAATGGGTCGTCTGCTATACAGGCAGAAGGGAATGACTGGAGAGACCCTCTGGAGCGACAGAGGTGATGTAATACTGAATACGAGCCATATTGGCAAAGCCCAAGAATTTTTGGATATAGAAAAGGATGACTACGATGAATCATATAGAACTGTTGAACAACGCCGTGGGTATGTTGAAAGAAAAGGGCCAGTCATACGGTCCGGTAGATGATTGCTTTGAACGAATCAGCATCATCACATCAACAATCTTAGGTAAGCATATCTCCACCTACGACTGTGCCATTATGCTACATGCGGTCAAATTGGCACGGATGCAGACTGAGCGGACCAAGAGCGACAATTACATTGACGGCATTAACTATCTTGCTTTTGCTGGCCAATTTGCCGGACGGCGTGACAGCGTTGATGTTGCTATGGAAGATGACATTCGGGCCATGGCGCGTAATCTAGCCCCGTCTAACCCGCCAATGCCACCAGCCACCCCTGTCAATCTGACAGAGAATAAATAACAAACAGCCCGTGTCTGGATGGTCTAGGCACGGGCATCCCAACCGAATAGGTGAAACATGGCTATTAAAAAACATTCAGACGGCGGAAGTATTGGGTTTCATGAGTGGAACCTTGATGCAATGATAGACATGGAAAAAGTTCTTAAAAAATTCTTTGTCCAAGCCTGCAAAATTGCCAGCAAAGAACCAATCTATGCGTCAGTAAGTTTTGACTATGATAAAAAAACAAAACCAAAAGACATAACCAAAATATATGTATCACTCCCCTTGGGTGAGTATCAAATGGATGGTTTAGATTATCACTTCACTTATGAAGAAGTTGTCCAAGACTTCATAGAAAACAATTATTTCCGCTCTGGAACTGATGATACTGAAATTAAACACGCAAAAGCACTTGCCGCAAGGTTGCGCAAACTTGCCGACGACTTGGACAAGGCGGTAGATGAGGAAAACAAATGACGCGGGATATTGTCATTGATAATGCCGTAAAGTGGATGCAACTGATGAAAGACAGTCTGAGCATCGCTGATATGGGGATAGAACTGGATCAGGAAAGCACGGACATTCTGTCTGGCGCGTTACAATTAGCGCGGGAAGTCACCAAGGAAAGCCTAACAATATATGTGGCTGAAAGAATGGCTGAACAGCAACAGCATGAGCAAGTGCTTGAAACAATAGAAGAATTGCTACAGGAGAATATCAAAGATGCCAAAAATAACGGAGCTTTGGGCCAGTGAAGCTGAACAGCTAATCATTGACCTCTGGGATAAAAATTACAGTGGCTATCAGATTGCAGTTGCATTAAAAACAACCCGCAGTGCCATATTGGGGAAAATCTCCCGTATGCGCCGCAGAGGCATTACCTTCAAACGTGCATACGACCCCACAAGGGCCAAGAAAAACACTAACACGTTACCATCAACTAAACTGCCTCCGATTAAAGTCAACAATCAGGTGCTGAAGATGGTTAAACCCGAGCCGCCGCCCAAGCCCGTTGTGGTTATAGAAGAACCTGTGCCAAAATACACGGGCAAACCCATATCGGTAATGGAGTTAACCTTGAACACATGCAAATATTCAGTCAGCGGGGTTTACCCAAAGGACTTTTTGTTCTGCGGGGGTCCTGTGCATAAACGGTCGTTCTGCAAAGAGCATTACGGCCTTTGCTATACGCCGCATAAGAGAGACCTTAAAACTATACAATCGACCAAGTTGTTCCAGCGGGGACCGTGACTACCACGCCCGTATTAATTGTCACAGGGCCGAACGTGCCATAATTCTGTGTGGCGGTCATGGTGTAGTTAGCTGTAACCGACTGGTCGTTGGGGTAGAACACTTTGTTGTTGCTATTGCCGCCAGTAGGAACATTGCCACCACCAGATGACACAAAATAAATGTTTGTCCCATCTGATGTAATGCTGACAACAGAATACCTTGGGATAATAACTGATATTCCGCCGCCGCCAGAAGCAAACGTGACATCCCAAGGGCCACCCGTGTTGTCTGAGGTTGTATTTAAAATAACCCACTGCCCACCAATCCCTGATGGAATGGTGTATGTCACACCAGCAGAAATTGCCCCCGTTATCTTAATGAATAAGGGGATGTAACTGTAAGTATCAGAAACACCGGAAGTCAGGGTCTGAGACCCTGCTGTGGCGTTGAAACTTATGTTCGCACCAAACGCTGCGTCAATGTAATTGAAGTCAGAGTTTACTGTCACGTTCCAATAGTCAACGTAATCGCCATTGCCCGGTTTTTCTATGTTTTTGTTGGTGGTAAACGTGGAAACCATGACAAACCTCAGATGTGTTGGTTGGCAATTTCAAGGGCTTTGGCAACAGCCGTATCAGTGGATTGTAACAGAGGCTTGGTGTTCTGGACATCTTTCTTTCCAGCGCGTTCCATTGCTGCCATTAGCTGACCAGATGTTGTGACACGCCCACCTGTGGCGCGGGCTTGTGGAAGGCCGTAGTTTGGCTCTCGGTCGGGCGGCAAAATTCCGGGGATGTTTTGAATAACTGGTGTCATTTCTCCACGTCCAACTGGAATTGGAGACCCAGCAGTTTCAGGCTGAACGCCCCGTGGTGCGCCCGCACGTTGCGCTCGGCTACCTAATACTGAACCAACCCCAGAACCTACTTCACCTATACCCTTACCAGCCAGACCATACAGAACAGCCTCGGTCCCATGAGGGAGACCAAAAGCCGCGCCAGCAAGTGGCAAGGCATACTTTTTAACGGCTTCGGCAATTAAGGATTGTTTTTGGTCGTCAGCAATCGGACGCTTGCTAATAATATCAATCGCTTGGCCCAGCTTCTGGGTATCCAAAACCTTCTGCTTTGCAGCGGCGGTTTTGGCACTATCGTCGGCATGAGCAACAAGCGTATTTAATTTACCCTCGCTGGCCCCGAAAGCCTTTAGGGTGACAGGCAACGCTGTTGGCGCGGTATACTTTTGAATTTGCGCTGGAAGGTTTGCAATCTCATTATTCTTAGCTGTCATCATGTTATTGATAATCAGAGCATTGAACCCTTCCATTTCCGGGGTCCCAGACCCGATGGTGCGCTCCAATTTAGCATACAACGCAGGACCCAACCGTGGGTTGATAATGTTGGCGTTGATAAGTGCTTGCGCTGCCTGAGCCTTTTCTGGTGTCAGATCAGTGGTAACAAAACCTCTGTCGTCTGACATGGATTTTTTTATGCGGTTCCAAAGTGAAGACTCCGCACCTTTTCCGGGTCCAAAGTCTTTGGCATACTTTGACCACCCAGAATCTGAGCGAAACAGTTCGACAGCCGCAGGCAATTTATCTCCAGTAAACAAGCCATCAATAACGGCTTGGTTGACAGAGTTTTTGTAACCATCAATTACGGCTTGAAGGGCTTTTCGGTCCTGACCCTTTGCCCCTTCATAAAGAATACCAAGCTCACGCTTAATTTGCATGGCTTCTTCAAGAGTTTGGCCAACAGCCTTGTCCCCTGCCAATTCTAATTGAACGCCAAGCATTTTAATGGCTTCGTTGGCCTTCGGATAGTTTTGAGGCAAGGACTGAAAGTTTGGGTTAACCTTTGCGTCAATCAGGCTTTTCTGAACAATCGGAAAGACATACTCATGAGGAGCCTGCCCGCCAAAATCAATAACTCCCGGAATATTCTTAAAGGCTTCGTATGGTTCTTGAGCCTTCTCAAAAGCCTTGCGGGTTGCTGACTGAAGAGCTTCCGCGCCAGCAAAGTCACTGACATCGGGGGTTTTCATCCCTTCAACCTTCTGGGACAAAATATTACGGGCTTCTTCTGCCATTACGTCAGCAGTTTCCCGTGGCGCACCTTTTTCAGCCCGAACGCCGGTAATCATTTCCTTAGATGGCGTGACACCTTGAGATGTCAAGACTTCTGTTTTTGCCGCATCTGCTGGTGACACAGCCCGACCAATGATGCGTTCGGCGATAGGCGCAAGAATACCACCTCCTACAGCACCAATGCCAACATCCTTTGCAAACTCTCCCGGTGTAAGTTTATCCGACCATGCCTTTTCGCCCAAGCTGGAACCAGCAGCAAGCCCAGCTCCAATAGTTGATCCACTTGCAATAGCCTTACCAGTTGCACCAGCCCCAATAGCCTCAGCCCCACGGGCAGCAAGCCTTCCAGCCGCTCCAACCGGGCCTAATGGCACAAACATGCCGCCGACAAGCCCAGCCGTAGACCCAGCCAAAGACGATTTAGGATTTTGACGCTGAAGGGCTTCAACGTAAGCGCGTTGTTCGTTCAACGCATCTTCCCATGATTGGCCCTTCTTCTGGCTAATTTTAGCAGATGCCCATGTTGGGAGGCTAAATGCCCCCATCTCGCCAGCACTGTACAACGCCGTTTTGAGCTCATCAGGAATGGCCCCGCGCTCTTTAGCAACACGGGCTTCATCAGTTAAAGCCTGCGCTTCACCGGGCTGCCGAAACTCTTGGGTCGCCCAAGGAGCATCAGGAAGACTATCTGATTTGGAAGCCCACGGAGCGTCTGGAAGGTTTTCGGCCATCATTATCTCCCTTTAGGAACCCAAGTTGTGCCATTCCAAACGCCAAACCCCTGTTTGAATTGACGTTCCTCACCAATAAATGTCCCCGGAGGAGTAGCAGGAGTGGAAGGTGCGGCAGTTGGTGCAGCAGTAGGTGCTTGAGTCCCTGCTGCGTGAAGTTTGGCTGTAAACACTTCCCCCGTCTCTGGATCAGCCGTCGTTTTTTGCAAGCTGCGAATTTGATCTGGACGGACATTTGGACTTGCAGGGATGCTGCTAAATGCTTCCCGCTTATGCTGGTTCAATAATTTTTCAGATGACCATTTATGCTCATGCAAAGCTGGTTCCGTTGATCCAAATGGGGTTTCAAGCCATGCTTTGTCTTTAGCTTGGCTATGTTTAATTTCACCCATTTTAGTGCCGATAAGAGCGTAGAAACCGTCCGCATCAGTCGTTGGAGAAGGAACTGTAGCAGCTTCATACTTAGCACCGGAGGCGGGGGCGCGGATGATTTTATCAGCAAGCAACTGGTTCAGCATTTGAGCTGTTGAAATCTTCATAATTTCATCGTAAGCACCCGGATTTCCAAGATACTTTTCCCAATCCCCCGGAATGTATTTTTCCATACCAAACCGCTTCAATACACTAACAGCGTCAGCAGCGGCCTCTGCTCCACGCCCGGTCGGCTGCACAGTGGCAATTTCAGCCATACGCTTCAAATTAGGGACAGCCGTGGCATAAGTTGCAGAACGCGTCTGCAAATCTTTGTGATACTCATCAATCCGCGTGGAACGCCCTTTGGCAAGGTCTTTATTCTGTTCAAACTGCAATTCCAAGGTCTTGTTGATTTTGTCATCAAGCATTTTCTGCTCAGCAGAAGCAAGCTGGCGCAACTGAATGCCCTTAGCCTTGATGTCAGGATTTGGGTTATCCGCCATTGCATTGGCAGTTTCCATAATCTTTTTAATCTGACTCTGAGTTTCAGCAGCATCGGCAGGGCCACCGGGAATCTTGCCACTGATGACCATTTCACGCAGTTGGCCCGGGTTAGCCGTGTAAATATTCTCTGCTGGATTGCCCGCGTTAGGGGCTGGTGTATTGTTAGGGCTTGTAACCGTTGCGGGCGCAGTTTTTTCAGCAGCCTCCTGAGCCTTGCTAGGTACATTCTGTGTCACAGATTGTTTTTCACCCGGAGCCGAAGGACCGGATGGCGGCATAACCCCGTAAACTTCAGGCTTGGTAATCCCCGCCTTTTTCATGCTGTCATACATATACCTCTGGAAATCGCCGCCAAAATACATTTGGCCAGTCATTTTATTCAGTTGAACAGTCTGCTTAGGGTTGTTGGGGTCAACAGTCTGCACAAAGTTCTCTTTAGCAAAGTCAATGAATTGCTTGGCGCGTTCCATTTCTTGTTTCTGCTGCGCCTGATAGCCAGACACGCCACCAACAAGACCTTCACCAACCGCGCCAAGAAGTGTCGGGCGACTTGATGCCAACATGCTACCAAGGCCAGCCAAGGCAGGAATCCAAAAGTTTTCAGAGGATGGGATAAAGTCTGGTGTTCCAGCCCTGAATACGTCACCAAGCGTAGATGCCCGACCGATAGGAGCCTCGTCAGAAACAACACCGGGCTTGCGCTCACCACCGCCGCCACCTTCTCCGCCCATTTTAGCTTTAAACTGAGCAACGGTAATTGGGCTACCGTCCTTGTTTTGCAAAAGAGAACGGTTGATGGGGTTAGCCAAAGCGGCAGCAAGGTTTTTCTCGGGCCAGCCGGACTGGATCAAAACGTCCGGCGACAGAACCGTGTCATCAGGCAGCTTTAGGATATTTGGAGCTGCTGCGGGAATGAAGTTCATTGCCCGCATAGTTTGGTGATTTACAGGTAAACCCTCCGCTTCCAACCGACGAGCGTTTGGCACAGCATATTGCATTGCAACATCCCGTTGAACTGTCGCAGGGGCATCGGCAGCCCGTGTCCAACCTTTGCCGCGCCAATCAATACCAGCTTTGTCCGCATTAGTTTGCCATGTAGAGTCCAACATCCCATGCAAACCGCTGGCAGTGCTGTTGATGGCGTTGGCCCCTTTTAAAGAAGCATCAGGTACGCCGCCGCTTTCGCCTTTTTCCACCTTGCCCATAAGTATACGGATGGCATCATCAGTGGCGCGTGGTCTTTCGCTGACAGGAGTTACAATAGACTCATCTGGCTTATACGCTGCTTCAACTGCATTTTCAGATGGCATATCAGCGCGTGGATCATACTCTGGCTGGTCACTGGTAGGATCAACAACCGTGCCATCCGTCTGATAGCCGTGCCGTGGCACAACGCCGCCCATCGCCTTATGTGGCGCGGAATCTTCAGTTGCTTTGCTGTAATCTACAGTCAGATACCCATGGTCCTTGCCAACAGCCTCCGGCTTGTGGTGAAGAACTTCCTGAGCCAATAGGCCCATCTGTGTCCGCCCATCACCCATGTCATATGAATAGATGTTCTGGCCGTCAAAAGTTTTGCCTACAGAGCGGATGTTGTCTTTTAAACGCGCGTCAGACATAGAAAAAATGGAAGCCGCTGCTGTGCCTAAATCAAATAAGGTTTTGGCCGTTCCAGCTACTTTGGCAATGTCCCCAAGTGTGCTTGACCCGCCGCCGCCACCGCCGCCGCCCTGTCCGGTGCTCTTTTTAAACTGCCCCGCAGCCTGATCTGCTTCTTCTTCACCTTCTTTAAGAACGCTGCTGGGGATATATGACATATCGCCCGACAATTCATACGGATTAACGCCTCCACCAGCGCGGTGATGCCGGAATGGAATTACGCCGCCTCTTGCTGCTGCAAAAGAAAAGTCATCAGCACCAAAAGATGGAATATCAGCGGAAGCAAGCTGCGTTCCGCTGCCAAGATCACCAGCGTCACTAACGCGTGTTGGGCCTTTAAAGGCAGTTGGGTCAGGCTTTGCATTCGCAACAGGAGTAGCTTTGCCCGTATCAGCAGGATTGACATCTTTTCCGGCAGCCGCAGGGGCTGTGCCGGGCTTATCCTTGCCAAGACCAGAAACCCAGTTCTTAAAGTCAACAGCAGCTTTACCAGTGCTGGCAATGTTGGAGCCAACAGACGCAGCCTGTGACAAGCCGCTAGCCTGACGGGCAGGAGGAGAGCCAGCGGTAACAAGTTTTGGCACGGGCAAGGACGCCTGTGGCACAACGCCCTGCATTTTACCGCCCGGAGTTCCAACGCCTGAACCGCCGTAGACGCCGCTGCCTTGACCACCAAAAGGACCAAACCCAGCTTGCTGGGCCTGTAGGATGGCTTTCATATCATCGCCATCAACGAGACCGCCTCCAGCATAAGCATCAGGATGCCAAACACCGCCACCCATTGAATTAGGAATGACACCTCCGGCGGCACGTTCGGGACGCTCAGAATCTTCAGTAGCCTTGTCATAATCAACCGTCTTATATCCACCCATAACGCCGACAGCTTCAGGATGATGCTTTTCAACGTCCTGTGCCATCAGACCGATCTGGGTCTTGTTATCACCTTTGTATTTAAACGAATAGATTGGCTGACCATCATGGGTCTCACCAATCTCTTTAACGTCATGTTTCAAGCGGCGATCAGAGAAGAACCCTGTTGGCTGTTGGTTTGTTGTGGTCGAACCAGACAACGCGCCAGTACCCATAGCAATGTTCGCCAAGAACTGAGCCTGCTGGTATGGGAAGCCCTGCTGCTGCAAGAACTGCTGATAACGCGCCGTAAGATCAGCTTGCTGCGTCTGCTGCTCTGCCGTGCCAGCCGCCAACTGCTGCTGCGCTCCCTGCAATGCTGCGCCCTGTGCGCCAGTGCCGAGACCAGCCATCTGCTGACCAGCCGCCAACTTGCGTTGCAAATCGGACGATATGACACCCTGCTGGCCCACTGCCGTTTGGACACCAGTCTGGTAAGCCTGAGAATAAAGCGGGTTAATAGCTTGCGACATGCCAAGGGTTTGCTGACGCGCCAAGTTTGCACGTTCCAAACCAGAGCGGTCGCCGCCAAATGCGCCAGATTTAATCTGCTGTGCCTGCTGGGCAGCCCTTTGTTGTCCCTGATCCTGCTGCAAAGCCTGACGGGTTGGATCAACTACGGACTGGACATAGGGGTCTTGATAGTAGCCAATCTGGCCTTGTGTCAAAGGGCCAACAGACTGTGAGCCTTGTGCAGTAAGATTTGCGCCATACTGGTAGAAAGGTTGTGCCAAACCAGCGGCAGCATTTGTGCCAGCAACCCCAGCTTGTTGCGTTGGCGTCATGCCAGCAACGAATTGACCTGTATATGGCTGGAACGAACCACTTGCGGCTTTTTCTGCTCTTGCATTAACAGCATTATACCGCGCCAGAACTTCTGGTGGGATGGTCACTGTACTTGTGGATGTCCCGCCTTTGCCGCCGCCCATTCGCTTACTCCGCTGCTTCCGCTTTCCAGCCACCCGTGCGGGCATTATACAAGAAAAATGCGCCGCTGGGTGTCCCGAACTGACGTTCGTATAGTCTAACTTTACCTTCCGTCCTCTGGTTTGACAAAATGCCAATCAGAAGTGGAAGATTCAGAGAGGTGGCGACCTTCTTTGCAAATTCACACAAACACCTAGCACGGCCCCCTTTTGCACTGCGGTATTTAGGGTCAATAAAGACGGCCTTCTCCTCTAGTATCTGTTCGTCACTATACCACATGGTGACAACTCTTAAAAGGATTGCCCCTTCAGGTTTCTCACCAGCATTACCAATAACACCAATTACGCCATCTTCCAAGTTAAGAGCAGGCCAAATCTCATTTAGCAGCCGCTCCGGGTTCGGTGACACAAACCCATTCTCCTCACATGCGTTTAATGCCAATTCCATAACGTCATGGACATCATCAGGTGTTCCAACTCTCACGTTTGTTTGTTCAGACATAGCACCCCCCGTGCTGTTAATCTTTCTTTGGTCCCGGAAGTTTTTGTAGTGTTTTTACGGTCTTGGCGCGGGATGCCTTAACAAAAGCATCTAGCTCCCTGTGGCCCCTGTCCATGTCTCCGCCACCAATGTTAATAATCGCATCAGGATGGATGACATACTCACCACCCGCTGCGACGATTGGCACAGGCTCACCAGCCGTTGCTGCGCCACCTTCAGCCTTACCCTTTGGCGCACCACCCTTGTGACCAAATGTCATGTTAAATCGCTTAAACCCTGCCATCGTATTGCCTTCACCGTAGCCGGAGACAACATCAGCAGGGATGACATACGAGCCAGCCGGGACGTGCATTGGCAAATGATCCGTCCGACCAGCAACAGGGCTATGGATTGGCCCTGTGTGCAGCTTCACCTTAGGCAGCTTGCCGGGGGCTTTGCTGTAGGGAATGTTTCTTTCTGGCTGGCCATAAGGCGCAACTTCGCCAGACTTGGAATATGGCATATTGCCAGATGGCTGGCCGTAAGGTGTGCCGCCCGCTGCCATTCCTTCATCTTTTCCACCAAAAACATCAGAGAAATCACCACGGAAAAACTTTTGAAGCCCACCCGTTGCTGGCGGCAAATCTGTGTAACCGAGATAACCGCCATTAGGTTGCGGACCTTCTGTCATGCCTTTAGGCAGCGATCTACCCATCCCCAAGAGTGGGCCTTCACCTTTGTCAAGGTAATAGTAACGCTGCATTGGAGTCTCTGAGGCCGCCGGAAGACCTTTTCCGCTTCCACCAGTGATAGACTTGGCTAAATTAACTGTTGGTGCGTATTTAGCTGCCTGACCGCCCGGGAACTCATTCCCCCCGCCTACCGATGACACCGCTGGGTTATACTGGGTTCTTCCAGACATATTAGGAAACTCATTCCCGCCGCCCACAGATGAATCCACGCTTGTAATGGGAGTCGGGGGAACCATTGGCTTAGAAGTGCCATACTCATTGCCGCCGCCTACAGTAGAATATTGTTTGCCGGCCATCTGGCCTTGCATTTGTGCTTGCTGTTTTGCAGCGTCAGCCTTTTTTTCAAGGCGAACTGCACCGCGCCCTCTGGGTGCTGTAAAGGAACTTCCGATACTTGAAAGAATTTCACTGACTTGGGGAGAAATCCAACTGCCCGTGTCATTCTTGGCGCGTTCTGCAATATACGCCTCATACTCAGCATCTGTATTGAAGTCACGGCGGTATTTACGGCCAGCGGGACCGCCGCCTGCTTTGTGAGAGCGACGAGCTTCACTAAGGGCAATGGCAATCGCTTGCTTCTGAGGATATTTTTCCCTAGACAGCATGGAGATGTTTTTGCTAACAGCCTTCTTTGAAGAACCTTTAATCAGCGGCATGGCATCCTCATTAGTTTGGTGTGTAGCCAACGCAGAAATTCATCCCTGCATCAGTTTTAAGAACCAGCCCATTCTTGTAGGGCAACCGAACGTCTTGATACGGTGTAAATGACGCAGCATTGGATGGCAGAGACGCATAAATTAGATTTGTCGCAGCTATGCCACCGGTTGTCGCAGAGTCATATATATACACCTGAGCAGACCCCGCATGGACAGGAATAGACACGCTGAACACTTTGCCCGTTCCTGCCACAACCAGCGTTGTGGTAGACGCTGCTATGGTTGCACTGACTGTAGACGGATATGTGTTGGCAGAATTTCCGGAAATGATAACAAGATTGTCGGAAATAGTCTGCAACAGGCCACGCAAGCCGTTAATGGCAACGACACCATTTTTCTGGGTGGTCAATAAATCATCAAGCGACGCCATATTTGACTCCGTTCAAAACCTGTAGTATGTTGTGGGCATGAGAGAGATAGCCATCAACACGCTTCATGATAAATTGTCTTATAACCCGGAAACGGGCAATTTGACATGGCGAAATACTACTAGGTGGACAAAAAAAGGCGAAGTGGCTGGAACAAATTGTCTTGGCTACATAAAAATAAGCATAGACAAAATTATAATTCCTGCCCACAGGATTATTTGGGCTATGGTCTATAACTCTTGGCCTTTTGGAGAAATTGACCATATTGACGGAAACCGTTCCAACAATAGAATTTCCAACTTGAGAGAAGTTACACATCAACAAAATTGCATGAACCGCCCCAAACAAAAAAATAACAAATCTGGGTATAAGGGCGTTTCTTGGCATTCTGAAGGCAAAAAATGGCAAGCGCACATATCCATTGCTGGAAAAAACATTTATTTGGGTTTGCATGAAACCGCAAAAGACGCACATGATGCGTACGAAGCCGCTGCTGACAAGGCTTATGGCATTTTTGCAAACCATGGTTAGTATCGCCCGTCAGGTTGCATCCGATACCGGATATTTCCAAGCCGCCACCAAGAGTCAATGTCATTGCTTTCAATCTTGATCGCAACCAATCTACCACGGAAACGCGGCGTAATATAGGTAGTGGCCTCTGTCAAAGTGAAAGGACCATAACTAATAGGCGTTTGACCCGGATAATCTGTCACATAAAATGTCAACAATACGTTGGCACTTTGCGCCCCGCCATAATATCCCCACTTCATGTCCGGCCACACTTGGTCAATGAACATCTTTTCATTGGCTTCAGTGATGACAAAATAGCCGGTTTGGAAATAAGATGTCATTGGCTGACCATCAGCATTTGGACTGGTTTCATGCTGATAAATGTATGTGGTTGTGGGATCAGCCCCAATAGGTGGACCAAGCACTGATTCGTTAATCCACGCTGTGCGACCCAACGTGCCATAATCCCACTGGTTCAAAACAAAGTTGTATTTGACGTAATGGCTGACTTCGCCGTTATTGCCTGTTGTTGGGTAATACCAAGTGATTTCACCAAACCGGGAATTAGGAGCAACCCTGATTTTATTAAGCTGGGTGGTGTCCAAATCTTGAAAGGCTACATCCCACACAGGGCAAGCAATAGGTTCAACCCCGTTCCCGCCAAGGCGGTAGAATTGACTTGGCCCCATCCAATAAACAATGCCATTTACCGAGCCAGCCGCCCTGCGCCCGATAAGACCACACCCATTGCCCAATTCATTGAACTGGTAGACGTAAGGAGGCCCAGCATACTGCATCGCCCATACACCCAGATCAGTCCAAACAAGCCCTTGTTGCGGACCTTGGATGCACTGCACAATTCTGGAGCCTTTAGGAATACGGTAGCTGCCAGCCTGATTGACTAACGTGGGTGTCCAGTCGTTGTAATTATTAACATCGCACCAACGGATAAACAGAGGGTCAGAAATCCCAGTGCTGGTTGATCCCCATGTGACGATTTGCCGTTGTGGCATTGCAACAAAGCAACCCGCATTTACGGTCGGTGCTTCCGGGATGACGTTAGCTATTACATCGCCGGATTCTGGGTTCCAGACATAGATTGGCCCATTCAAAGGATTGGCAACAAGAACCTGACCCCAGTTATCCAAGCACCAGTCTTCTGCATTGATGGGGACACCTGTAATGCTGGTATTTGGGCCGTCTGCACCTGTGCCATAACCGCCCGTGCCATACCCACCTTCACCATACCCACCGGCAGAATAAGTTGATCCAATGCCACGGTAGAAAACATAATGAAGTTGGCCACCGTTTTCAGACCCCGTTGCCGTGGAGGTAGCTATGGTTTTCCCTTGGATATAAAACGTATTCGTTGTCGGGGCAGGGGATTGGACAACGGTGTAGTTACCGTAAATTGTCACGCCGCCCACTGTTGTTGCGACCAATACCGGGAAAGTGTCACCCGCATAATAACCATGATTGTTAAGCGTGACACTGATTGCGCTGGTATTAACGGCGGTTGTAAAAGATGGGACCGCACCACCATTGGCAACTGCTGATGTTGCATTGTTAGCCGCGCCAGTAACATCATACGCGTAGACATAAAAGTCGTTTGCCGTGTTTTCAAAGCACTGATACAGGCCAAATAGGACAATGCCGCCAACGCTGACTTGCGTTTGAATATCAAAAGCATCTACGTCCTGAGCATTGCTGCCTGTAACGGTAATTTTGACCTTGTTTGACCCGGATACCGTTGTGAAGCTAACAGCGACATTCCCAGTAAGGGTCTGGGGCGTTATGTCATTCACGCCACCATTGTTAGCAACCAACAAAGACCCACCGCCGCCAGTGATTGTCCCACCTGATACAAAAGCGGTAGTTGTTGCACTTGCGAAGGACACAGATGAATTAGTGCTGGTTGTAACAGCATACGTCCCGTTGTAGGCACTTGGGTTCATGCCTGCCACGGTAATGTAAAAACCCGCCCTGAAAACAAATGGGCCTGTGTATGTCAGGGTTACAGTTGTGCCAGTCCCAGACGCGCCAGTAACCGTAATAGGGCCTTTGCCTTCTGCCCCAATGCCTAAATAAGAATTAGCATTGGTATCTTCCCATGCCCACAAGTTGCGAACAATAGAACCAGCTTGTGTTGGAATATACTTAGACCAACCACCCAATTTCTGAACAAGCCCACCCAATGTCCGGTCAGGGAAAAATCTGACCAACTGGCTTTCAGAAATGGCTGCTTCATTAAGAGCAGGGGTCTTGGTTTGATCAACACCCGGCTGAAGTTTAAGGGCTGCGTGAGGCATGGCTTACCTCGTTGGTGTGGCTGTAGAAGACGCACCCTGCGAAGACCAAGCCGCAGCTTCAAACTTCTTGCGGTTTTCTTCGCCCATCGCACTAGCCTTCAGGGCCTGATACTGGCTTTCGTAGCTGACTGCCATCTGAGGGTCGTCGTTGGCGCGTCCAAAGTTACGCTGGTAAGCTGACACATAGATCATTGATGCCATAATAAACAAATCAGGCAGATAAAGGCTGATGAATGTGGTTGTATTAGTTGCTGACAAACTGTCAGGGCGATACGTCCCAATAATTTCGCAAGTGTAGGCACTGTCAGGGTATGGGCCAACCAAGAAGGTGTAATCATCAAACGGCACAAAATACTTGGGCTGCCCACGGTTAGCCGCAAGACCAGAGCCATAAACCTGATCCAAGAATTCTTTTGTGGTTGGCAACAGTGGAACGCGGGTTCCCTCATCAGGGCTTGTCGTCCCCGCAGGAGTAAGCAGGGTAATTTGCTCAGGGACCACAAAC